TGCCGTCGGCACCGTGGCTGATGATGTAATCAGCGGGGAAGCCCTGAGCCTTATACAGCTCGGACGGCTTCAGCATCCGCAGGCAGATGTCGACGATCACATAGGGCGTGCCCTTCACCATCACGGTGACCATGGCCAGGCGGTCCTTGGTGGTGATGGTCGGCGCCGGTGAATCACAAGAGCTGATGTTCTCGGTGCCGTAGTAGCTGATCAGGAACGCCGCGACCCGCAGGGCCCCGGCTTCGTGTTCCGGTGACAGGGTGAGCGACACCAGCGAGCTCTTGCCGCCGCCACCGGCGGTGATGGTGGGTGCCGGATCGTCCAGGCCCTGGCCAATGCTGCCGCCGAAGGCCCGCTCCATGAACGCGCCCACCAACCCGTGGTGCTGGCCGCCGGCGCTGATGGTGTGCAGCGGATCATTTACGTCCCTTGCGTCGCAGTTGCCACGTAGGTGTACCAGGTTCGCCACGGCCAGCTGCTGCTGGCTTCCGGTGTTGGTCACCGTGGTCATGGGCTCATCCATGCCTTTGGCGTGGGTGGTGTTGAACCCTCCGTTGGCCTGGATCATCACCGCGGCGCTGACGGACTGCCCGCCGCCGCTGGCAGTGACTGTGCCGATCGGGCCGCAGATATCGTTCACCCCATGGGATCGGCGTTTGTTTACGCCAGAACCTTCGCCGTGCCCGGCCTGGACGATACAGGCCGAAGCCAGTGCGTGCTTAACGCCGCCGGCGACCACCTTGCCCAGTGGTTGGTCCAGGCCTGGCACCCGTGGCTCTTGCCCGGGACGCTCACCGTAGCCCGACTGAATCAACGTAGGGCTGATCAGTGTCAGCTCGCCGCGGTTTGCGCAGGTCACTGTCGGCAGCGGTTCGAGTGGGTCGTTAATTCGGTCGCTGCCCTGGTGCGTTGCCGGTGCGATGATTGGGCTCACCACTGAGAAGGCGCCGCCCTTTGGGTAGGAGGTGATTGTGCGCAGCGGCTCATCGGCTGACTGCACTGCCTCGCCGGACCAGTTGGCAATCGGCACAATGAACGGCGCCGCGCTGTCGATGACAAACTTCTTCATTCCCTTGGCAACGCGGCGCAGGGTGGCCGGGGCCAGGTCCTTCTTGCGACCGAAAATGCTTTTTCCCAGGTCGGTGAAGTCGATGCAGTCAGCGGCTGTTTTCCACTTTTGCTGACCCTTGGCAGGGTTCTTGGCATGGGTCGGATCCGGCCACACGATTGGCTGGCCGTCGCACCGGGCGATCATGAACAGGCGCTCCCGGCTGGTCGGTGCGCCGAAGTCGCAGGCCCGGATCACCTTCCACTCAACGACGTAGCCCATGCCTTCCAGCAGGGCCACAAAGCGGCGCCAGGTCCGGCCGCGCTGCTTTGGATCGGGAATAAGGAACTGCTGGCCCACCGGCACGACCTCGCCAGGTGCCGCTATATTGCCGTCCAGCTTCACCACTCGCCCGGTGGCCTTGTCGCGCTTGGCGATAAGTCGGCCCCACTGCAGGATCTGTTTCACGTTCTCCAGGCTGATCACCCGGGGCCGCTTCATGCCTGCCCACTTGAGCCCGATCCACGACAGGTTACGGATCTCGCGCTTGCGCGGTTGGCCCCCGGCTGCCTGGCTGTGATGCGTGCAGTCCGGTGACATGTGGAACCAGCCCACGGCCTTGCCGCCGCACTCGCTGTCCGGGTCACCCTCGAAAACGTCGGTCGTGAAGTGCTTCGCGCTCGGGTGGTTCACGGTGTGCATGCTGATCGCTTGCGGGCTGTGGTTCTTCGCCACGTTCACCGCGCGGCCAAGGCCAATTTCCAGCCCGGTACCGGCGCCGCCACCACCGCAGAAGAAGTCGACAACGATCTCATCGTCCTGAGGGTTGAAGCCGAGTCCGTATTGGGTTTTGAAATCGAAGGGGTGTTTCTTCTGTTGTGCGGACATAGGGGATCCTCGCCGGCTGGCGTGAAGTTGGAAAAAGTGGAACGGTTAGGCGCGCTCGCCGAGATCCAGGCCGATCTGACTTACGCGATCGACACATGCAGGGTTCAACCAGATGCATTCGGTTCGGTTGGCTGTGCCGCGCCCGGCGCTGATGCGCGCGGATGTGCTGTAGCTGGACCAGCCGGGTAGCAGCTCCGCGTATAGGTCGCTGGGGTAACCCGACAGCACGACCATTCCTTCTAGCTCGAGCAGGACGCCGAGAAGTTCGCGGTGGGCGCTGTCGTCCATCTCGTGCTTGTAGTAGCGCCCGCTCGACGCGCCCTTGTACCTGGTGTCGTGCACGTATGGCGGGTCGACGTAGTGCAGTGTCTGCGGCCCGTCGTGCGACTTTATTACCTCGATCGCGGGTCTGTTTTCGATCAGCACGCCGCTCAACCTCTGGCCAACCTCGGCAAGTTGCTCCGGATAGGAGGCCCAAAGTGACTGGGCTGTGCCGTATTGGCGCTTGGTGTCGATGCGGAATCCGGTCAAGCCCTTGGTGGCTCCGGCGGAGCCGAAACCCATCTGCGCCCTGATGATGGTCCGCCTTGCGCGCTCGATCGGCTCGGCGCTCGGCTCCCAGGACAGTTCGAATTCTTCGCGGGAGTAGGGGGTGAACACCAGGCGCTCGACAAGTCCCGATCGCGCATCCTGATCCTGCAAAACCCTGAACAGATTAACGATGTCGCCATCGAGGTCGTTGTACACCTCGGCATACGACCGAGGCTTTTGCATCAGCACACCCGCGGCGCCGCCGAAAGACTCGACGTAACAGGTGTGCGGTGGGAAGTGTTGCAGCACCCACGGCGCAAGCCTGAACTTTGCGCCGTGGTACCGGATGACCGGGGCGGTGATGGTCATATTGAATTCCATGTGCGCGCCTGCCTCGCCGGCTGGCGTGATTCGTTGATATGGGGTATTACGGGTGACCGGCATGGAGCCGGATCAAGGAGCGCTGGATGAGCACAGAAGAAGTATTTTCTTTCGCTAAGCAGATGACTGATTCAATTACTTGTTTGCGCGATGGCGGACATCACCTGCAAGCGGTAATGCTGACCTATGTGGCGATTGAGCAGATGGCTTGGCTTTCCGTGGAGCCACTGAGGTCTGCGCCGGCCGACTTTCAACGCTGGGTCGACTCATACATGCAGCCCTATGATCCATTGCCGTGCACTGCTCGCGAAATATGGGAGGCAAGAAACGGCCTGCTTCACATGGGTACCGCAGAGTCTTTTGCAAACCGTGATAGCGATGAAATCAGGCTGGTCTGCTATGTATACGGGAGCACTCCTAAGCTGGCTCATAAGTCGGAAGGAGTCGTTTTCGTAAGGGTAGAAGACCTCATAACAAGCTACCTAACGGGCGTTCTGTGGTTTCTAACTCATCTGGAGGGAAGCCGGAAAGAGCTCGCGGTCGCCGAAGGCAAGATCGCTCGAATGCTCACGCAGCGTCCTCTTCAGAACTAGGTATCACAATCGATCCGCAGCGATTCACGGTTGTAGGCGAGCTGCAGTTTTTCCGACACGTTTTCGGGTATAGCGTATTCGTGTCGCGGCGGGGTTAAGAACTGCGCTGATCCCGCTGGGCCAAGGCCGTGCAGGTGGTGAATCATCAGCGTCATGGCCTCGCCCTGTTCATCGATGCCATTCCAGGCCATTAGGTCAGCCAAGGCCTGGCGGGTGCCGGCCATGGTGTGGAGTCGCAATTCTTCCTCGCCGCGAGTCTTTCGCCTCGCCGCAGTCTTTGCCGATCGTTCTTTCTGCGCGGCAGCCATGGCCTACCTCTTCTATTCCGCTGGCAGGCAGTGCGAGCCAGGTTTGACGTTTGCGTTGCTGGATGCGGGCTATGCGGCGCATCGGTTACCGCCTGCACGAGACATCGGGTAATCAATCACGTGCTCGGCGAGCAGGCGCTTCAGCGTGTTGTTGGTGATGTGGAGCTTTTCGCACACCTGGCGCCGGCTGATGCCAAGCTCTTTGTAGGCCTTGATTCGCTCAACCAGGATCAGCTCGTGCTTGGCAATTGCTTCCCTGTGCTCGGGGCTTGAGTTAGGCGGCTGGTGCACACGCTTGAAGCTGAAACCGAATTCCTTGGACATGCTCAGCAGGGTTCGCCTGCCGATGCCGGTTGCCAGAGCTACTTCCTTTTGCGTGTGGGTCGGTGCCAACTCCATGACCTTTGCTACACGGTGGCGCCGCTCCTCTTCCTGGCGCTCTAGCGGGGTGAGCGGTGGCGGTGCGATCTGCTCAACTCGGCGCCGAACAAAAGGCTTTGGCGCCGGCGGCATCTGGGTGCTGTAGGTGATCGGCTTGGGGATGTATCCGCTGGCCGGGCCTTCCTCGATCTTTCCGCCGGCTGCCAAGTACTGCTCGACCGCGGCGGCCAGCTCGTTCGATGCCGGCCGAAGGCGCTCCACTTCGTTCTGTAGGATGCTGATCATGCTGCTTTGCTCCTGAGCGCCGCCTCGTACCCGTCGACCAGCAGCTTGAATTCCCACAGGTCTTCCTCAAGGCTTTCGATGTAGTCGTTGTCGCGCTGGAATTCTTTCCACCAGAGCTGGCGGCCCACCGGCTTCAACAGTGGGCAGTACATCCCGATGTGCCACCACTTGCGATCAGTGATCCACATGCAACCCTGCACCTGGTCAATGACATCGCTTGCGTCATTGTCGATGTGGAAGGAGCGGAGCTTGTCGGGGGCCAGGAAGCACTTGTACTCGGAACCGCCGTCGTCGCCGATGAATCCGTCAGCGCTGGCGCCGAACACGCCGTCGTCAGTTTTAACCAGGCCGACCTGAGTGACGATGAGGCCGGTCTGGATTTCGTGTTCCATGCGAGCCTCAGGCTCCAGCTCATGACCTCGGCGCATCTGCCACGTCTCGAACCCGCCATCCAGCGGCACACCACCAATGCGTTCGACTGCCAGCTCAAAGGCATACGAGAGAGCAGCATTCGACGGTTCGCCGACCTTCTCGCCATCCAGCGCCCGCTGTACGACTTCTGCCTTGGGCGCTGCCTTGTAGCCAGCCAGCTCCCGCGAGCGGGCCTCGCTATGCCCAGCCAGCATTGCGTCGACATAAGTCCGCTGCTGGGCGGTCAACCCGTTCACCTTGGAGCGGGCAGTGCTAAACATGCTTGCAGTGATGACGCCGGCGCGGGCCTGGAGCCATTCAGGCGAGCCTTGTGTGCAGTTGACGATAATCATTGAGGCGCCTCCAGCTTGGCTTTGTGTACGGTGACCGCTGTCTTCACAGTGGAATACCCGTTGGTGTCTCCCGACGCCTGAAGAACTTTCAGGCTGGCCTGCCAGACGTCCTTCAACTCGTCCGGCGTCGTTGTCTGCCCAACACGCTCAAGGATGTCCGCGACGACCTGGGCCCGCATATCCTCGGTTTCAGATCCGTCCGACGACTGGGCGTCATCGTCGCGGATATCGCCTGTCGTGATGTTCAGCAGCGCACACATCACGTAGCGCTTGCCGTAGGTCGTGGATGAGCCAACCGCCTGAACGTCATTGCGACCCTTTCCAATATCAGCCGGGAGGGTCATGGTTGTTTGCTCGCGGTGACCGCCCCGGTGCATCAAAATCCCTGTGACGCTGATCGACTTGTCCGCGTTCTCCACCTTGAAGGTGATGGCGAATCCGTGCTGCTGCATGATCGGCTTCAGAGTGTGAGTGATGTGATCTAGCGTTGCGTATGAGTTGCCGGTGTGCAGATTCACGGCGCCTTCGAACACCGTCGGGATGTTGCATTGCATTTCGGCCATAGCGGCGTTGAAAGCTTGCTCAGCCTCCTTGGCCTGCATGCGTTCGTGCATGGCCAGCAGGCGCTCCATCTTCTCGATGTCGCAGGTAGGATCGGCGGCAGCACGGCTGATGACGGCCATGATACTGGTGTCCATTGCTACCGGCGCGGCCACCTGGCGGCGCTGCTCCGGCATGATGATGTCGGTGGACATGCTGAATACCTCAGAATTGAATGGATACGTTCGGCACTTCGCCGCGGGCGATCTTCAGGACGATGGCCTTGGCCAGCTCTTCGCTGATGTTCATGCCGATCAAAGCCTGCTTGGCTTCGCCCAGGATTTTCGACTTGTGCGCTACGTCAGCCTGGCGCTCCTGCTGCTGGCGCAGGATTTCGTCTGCTGCTGCATCGGCGCGGGCCTTCTCGTCCCGGCGGGCTTGCTCAACTGCTGCTGCTTGGCGCTCGGCGGCGGCAACACGTTCTTGCTCGGCGCGCTGCTCGGCGGCGATTCGGTTTGCCTCAGCCTGTGCAGCTGCTGCTCGGGACTGTTCGGCCTGTAGTTCCAATTGCAGGCGCTGGCGTTCGGCGGCTGCCTCTGCGTCCAGCGCTGCTTGCGCTGCGGCACGCTGAGTGGCTGCGGCCTGGTCCAGCAGTTCTTGCTCGCGGCGTGCGGCAGCATCACGTTCGGCCTGGGCGCGCTGCTCGGCCTCAATCCGGGCCTGTTCAGCTGCGACGCGGGCAATCTCTGCATCGCGGTCGCGCTGGGCCTGTGCTTCGGCTTCGGCACGCAACCGGGCCAGCTCTTCCTGCTCAGCCTCGTACTGGGTGCGCTCAGCGAATAGGGTGCGCAACTTCGCCAGCGTCTGGTCCTTCGCCTGGGCGGCTTCAGCCAGGAACTCCTCCCAGGCATCGTTGATTTCGATAGCTTCGAGGTCGTCGATCACACGGGCAACTACGGATGCCGGAGGTGTTTCCCCGAACAGAGCCATGTCCTTGATCTGCTGGATCCCTTCCTCGTGCTTGGCAACGCGAGCATCTTCGGCCGCCTGCCAATCATCCAGCGGCTGCCGGACTTCCTTCTGCCATGACTCCAGCGTGTCCCATACGCGCTTACGTTCGGCGTCGATCAGCTTCGGGATCTCCTTTTGTTTCGCTGAGATTTCCTTGCCTACCGCTTCGAGTGCCGTTTTCGATTTGGCGATCTGGTGCGCCATCGAGGCATAAGCCTCCCGGCCTTTGCGGGTCTTGAGATCAGGAAGCACTTTCTTGAATTCGTCGACCTTGGCACGCACCTGTTCAAGCCAAGGATCCAGGCCTTTAACGGTGCTGAATACGGCCAGAGCGGTTTCTTTCGGCGGCACGACGGCCAGTTGAGTTTCTGCGGACACGGTGACTCCCTGCCGCGATGCTCGCAGCGATTGAAGGTGTTGGTTATTGGGTGATCAGGCCGCCGATGACGGGGCCCAGGAAAACGATGGTGAGGAAGGTCAGGCCAACGATGGCCGATAGAGCGCGGATGGCGCGGCGCCGGTGCCGCTGGTGGGTGGTCATGACTGGAGCGGCCTGCAGCTTACGATGCACATGAAATCCTCTTCATCGGACGCCCCCCACTTATCGTAAAAGGCGAGCACATCCGCTTCAAACAGTCGCCGTCGCTCAATCGATGCCTGCTCTTCCTGATCGAGCGCTAACCACTTCGGATCTTCAGGGCAGCAGGATCGGTGACACGAAACGTAGGCATCTGTCGTTTCGTGATAACGGTAAGGGCCTTCGGTGATTTTCTTTCCACACGCACAGCACTGCATTGTTCCGGATTTCTGATACCGGGCATCCGCGTAGTAGTAATGGCGATTCTTGCGGCTCATGACACCCTCGCAATCAGCATGCCGCGCCGCTGAGTGATGCGAACCCGCGTAGGCAGATCCGCGACCAAAGAAAAGCCCTGACGGTGCAGGGCTTGGGATAGTGCTTTGTGGTTTCTGGCGATGATTGCGATCATGCGGCCTCCTTGCGCTGCCTGGTGATCTTCAGGAGGCGCTGGCAGTAGTGGTTGAACTCTTCGGTGGTGATTGCGCTGCCGGTGAGCATGTTGCTGATCATGTTCAGTACGATGCGCTGGGCGCCGGGCTCGCTGGCGGGGTGCTCCAGGGCTTCCAGCGCTTCATCGATGAGGATGTGAGGGCTCATAGGTCCGCGTCCACGTCGTCTTCTGCCGCTTCCCGCTCTGCCGCTACCGCGTCGGCGGCGTATGGTCTGAGCAGGTCCATGGCGATCTTCTCGGCGGCGTCGATTGGGCGGGGCTGGCCGATCAAGTCAGCAGCGTGACCGCGTGAATCTGCCTGGCTGCCAAGGATTGAGGACAGGAACAGTCGGGCGAACGAATCTCGCTCGTCCAGGCCGTCGATTTGTCGCTGGTTCAAGATGCCTTGCAGGTAGGTGCAGTACCGATCAAACGTCACCACCTGCGGACGGCCAAAGTGCCGCTTCCACTTGATGTCCATGCCGCACACCAACTGTTCAGCCGAGTGTTCCAGCCACTCTTGTTCCGGATCCGCCTCGCTGATCTCTGGAGGCAACTGAGCGTCGTAACGCTCCTGGCATATCTTCAATGCTGCGTTCATGCTGCCTCCGGCCAGTGGCGCTCAATGCTATCTTTTGCGTAGATGGAAAGCCGCTCGTAGCCGTTTACGCCACCGCAGCCTGGCATCGTTCCTTCCAGCTCGACGCAGGCGCGGATGTCGCAGCGGCGCGAGCAGACCCAGCCGCCGTAGTGGCATTGGTAGACTTCACCTTTCGGCTCAGGGTGATAGGCAAGCCCGCCTTTCCAAGATGGCGAGCCACGCAACTTGAGGCCGCATCCTCGGCACACCGCTTGAGTTTCAGTACAGTTATGCATGGCGACCTCCAGTGTTTGGGGTTAGGCGTCTGCGGCAATGTCCGCGAGGATTTGAGCTTTGCGCTTCTCGAAGCGAGCGCTCCAGGTTGGCCGGCCATCTACGCGCCAGATGGTCGCGCCACGCTTGCGGAGCTTCCGGGCCCGAGCCGGTGAAATTCGATTCCCCCATCCCTCGGTGCGGTAAATGGCTTCCCAGTACTCGACGGTCTCGCGCTTGTCGTACTTGTAATACCGGCTGCTCGGCTTGTTCTCGGACAACCAAGCCTCTACCAGCGACCTCGCGACAGTGGCTCCACTGAATACGTAGCAGCTCTCCAGTGACTCACGGGTGCCAATGCCGGCATGAAGCGTGGGGACGCCAGGATCACCGCCGCAATCCCAGACCTGGCCTTTGCACTCCAGGGTCGAGCCGTCGGCGAGATTGATGGTGAAAGTGCGGCCCGCAAACGCATCACGGGTGCCCGGCTCAATCTTCATGAAGTCGAAGAAGCCGTCGTGGCTCGAAACAAGCAGGTTTCCGGTGCGCTCGTATACACGGCGCGGCATTTCATCCAGCAGCAGGAACATCTGCCCCTGCTTGGTTTTGATCACATCCAAAATCTTTGGCATTTCGGAAACTCCGATTGTTGGTTCACCTGTATTCGTTCAACACTCACGCACGGCTGTTTGCCGATGGGCGCCGGGGAGTGCTGACGGGTAGAGGCGGGGAAGGGTGCCGGTTACGCTGTCCGGCTCCTGCGCTCTGTGTGGCCGAAGCCAGGTCGAACAGGACGGTGGTGATGCAGGTGGGCGGTTATAGGCCGCGTTTTCGTCCGCATCGGATATAGCTCGAATCCCTCCGAGTGTTGCCCGTCTACGCCGCGACAAAATCTGCTCTGGCTAGGGACAAGGTGGCCACCCTGCTATCACGCAGAAGGCCGATCTATATCCGATGCGCTCTCATAGAGAGGATCGGGCAGTTATAGCCAGGCTGGCTTTGGCGCTGGTTGTTCTTGCAGTCACCGCCAGGGGTATCCGGGGTATGGCTCGCCGGAAAGCTGGTGCTCTGCCTGTGCTGCCAACTTCTCCCAAAGCGCTTTGAGGCGCTTGCGCCCCTTCTTCGTCTCTTGATCGGGTATCACCGTCTTCGCCAAAGCTACGCCGCACTCTTCGCTGCAACAGCTAAAGCCATGACCCCACGACGTGCTCCACATGCGTGCGCCGCCCCATTCATCCTTGGCGTCCTTGGCGCCGCAGTTCGGGCAGTCATGGGTGAGGTAGTACTGTCTGGAGCGCATATCGCTGTCCTCGGTGATTTTCCCGCTGCCCACCGCTCTGGATGGGCATCAGTGAAAAGGTCCGGTCAAATCATCCAATTGCCAGCTCTGTTGTCAGGGTCGAGCCAGTTGAATGTGTATTTGAGCCGGCATCGGATTTGATTGACCCTGGCATTAAGGTTCGCCAGAAGCTTGTTTTCGTCGGACTGATAAATCTGGCAGCGATCTTGGAAAACCCAATCACTCTCGATTGATCTGAAACGGTCCTTGATAACCTCAAGCTCTCGTTTCAAGTCCTCCTGGGTCATTGATTTGATTTCCGTCATGACTCATCTCCATTGATTTCCAATGCCGCCTCATAGAAGCGGCATCAGAAATCTGTGGGTGTTTCATCTCCACCACGCGCATCGCCCGATTCATATCTCTGGCCGGCGTCACACATTTCGTGGACGGTGTTCTTCGCCGACCGGCTTGCGTGGTTTCGCGTACTCACATCTGGTGAGCACGGCCAGTTCCAGAGCTGGCGTGGAGATCGAATTTATTGCTCGCGCTGTGCCCATTGCTGGGGATCGATCTGCGAGGTTCCCGTGCTGTTAAAGAGCGGCGGGCGGTGAGGCCCTGGCGAGTCCCTGTTGGGTGACTCGATGGAGCTAATATCTCCTATGGAAATATTCATGTCAACTCCATTGGAGATAATTTATTCGGCGGGCACAAAAAAGCCCGCTCGATGGCGGGCCTGAATTGCATGTTTGTGGCTATTTCACCGGTGATTTGCAGTGCTTACAGATGCTGGCGTCTATTTTTATGCGCTCTGCGCAGGCCGGACACTTCTTGATGGATTTGCGCCATACCCATATCCCAATGAGGGATAGAGGCAGGCCAACGATCATTAGCCAGCCAGCCTCAATCGCTTTGTGCGAGCCAGGGAAGGCGGTCTGAGCCTCCCAGAAGCCCAGAGCAAAGGCGGCGATCCCAAGCGCTGTTAATATTTTCCCAAGCATCGAAACCTCCATGTGAATTGAACCGGAATCCTACCATGCAGGCGAGATGACATCGCCGCAGGAGAGCAGAGATATTTGTGCGAAAGGATTGGTGGGGGCGGGGAGGGTAGTAACAAGAAGCCCGGCGCTAGGCCGGGCTTGTTTATTTCTTTCGTTGCGCCCTATTTCTTTTTGACGGCTGCTGAGGTTGAGGGGAGCTCTTTTCAGCAGCTCGACGCTCAAAGGCGCGCGGCACAACAAAAACACCAACCATACCTAAAAGGTCGAGCGTACCAATGATGGCTGCCGCAGCACCGCTGTATTGAGAAATCCAAGCAGCGGCGCCCAGACCGGAAATGGCTATACCGAAACCAAATATCTGCCCCAGCCTATCCTTTAGGATGGCTCCAGACAGACCTTTTGACTGCATAGAGTGGTTGTGGGACTGCTCTTTTACCGCCATTTCGACAATGCTTGCCCGAGTAGCGTCGTCGTACATATTTAGCTGATCAGGGTGCGGAAGTGGCCCGCTAAAGATCTCTTGCTTGATCGCAACCTGGGCAACCATAGCCGGCTCACGCTTGGCTGCCACCTTCAGCAGCCGTTCGAGCGTCGAATGCTGCTCAGCTGTTAGCTCTTGCCCTGACTTCAAGCTTTGCGCTAGACGAGCCAGTTCTTGAGGGCTAGTCCGAGCATCCGAATCCTGAATATCTTCAAGCCGGCTCATTGCGGCTATGCTTTGCTGCCTTGTCGTGCTGTTCAATTGCCGTCCCTAGATACTTACCAGCTTCCTTCCAATAAGCAGCGATAGCAACTGACGGGCGCTCAGTCGGAACGTGCTCCGAATAGTCCCCTAGCGGGCATACATCCACCACGCTGCCGATGGCTCGTAATTTTTTGCTTCTCAAAATAGCTGCAAGCATTGATGCCTCCTTGTCGATTACGGTAAAGAATCACCATAAAAACGACCTAATTCCTATTTCTTCCCAGAAATCGGTGCGAGATTCTATACACCTAACCACGTCCATTCAAACAAATATAGTGAAACTTCGCGCCACGAAACGCTTACTCATCAATTCGTGGCGCGCAACCGAACTATAGATCAGATGACGTAGAGAAAAAGGGGTTCAATCATGATTTCAGCTAATAAAGATAATTCTGAAAAGCTATCGCTTAATTTCCTACGCCGCTCGATCAGGTGTCAACACCAAGATTAGCGCCCGCTAGCTGTGGATGCTCGACGGGAATGGGCCGCATAAGGCTCGATCAAAGCATCCCGCCGCGCCAAACCACGCGCCCGATGATGCGAACCTCGTTTATCTCTCCGTCACGCAGCGTCTCGTCCCCATAGCGCGCCTTGTCCGGGTTATCGCTTCTGATGATCCAGCCGTCAAAGTCCGACTTCACCAGGCGCTTCACGATCGTGCCTTTTGATTCGCTCTGCATGGCAAATATCTGTCCGTCCTTCGGTTCAACTCTCGACTCATCCACCAGCAGCACATCCCCGTCATTGATGGTGGGCTCCATGCTGTGGCCGTTCGCGTAGATCACATCCAGGTGCTTCTGGTTGAGGTTGTTGGCGCGGAGCCAGGCCGACTTGAACGCCATCACGCCACGGATCTCGACGTGTGGGTTGTCGTCACCGTCACCCGTTGAGCCGCGCGCAGTCAGCTGCAAGACGCCTGTGTAGCCAGGCTCATCGTTCAGATCGAAGCTTCGCGGTGGAGTGCGAATGTCGTCGGTTTCTCGGTGAGAGGGGCGCAAATCAGGCAGCAGAGAGGTGATTCGCTCTATATCGCTCTCAATCCTTTTACTGAAGACGCCTATGGGCACCCCGAGCATCTCGGCCATTGAAACGGCCAGCTTCTGAGTTAGGGGTCTGTGGCCATTCAGGTGGCTTCCAAGGGTGCCCTGACTCATACCAACCGCGTGTGCAATCTCATCCTGGGTAAGCCTTTTGTCTTTCGGGCGCGCGGCGTTGTAGTCCGCAATGGCCTTTTTCAAGGCTGCGCACTCATCCCGCTCCCAATCAAGCAACTGGCGTCTTTCTTTAGTCATTTATGAAGAATATTCCCGACGGAGATAGTTAACCATCTCCATTGGAGTTGCAAAGTATCTCCACGGGAGATAATCTGCGAACATGAATGCCAATGGAGATATGGCCATGAGCCGAATCACTCTTAGTGAATTTGCCCTGATAAAGGGCCAGACCAACGCCGCACAGCTGCTTGGAATGAGCCAGGGCGCCTTGAATAAAGCTTTGCGCGTAGGCCGAAACATCTACGTCACAGAGTCTTCTGACGGTTCGTTTCGAGCTGAAGAGGTGAGGGCCTTTCCCTCGCAGAGTCAGCGCCTCGCCAGCTAAGCGAAATCCATGTCCGCCGTTCCATTGAGCAAATGATCGCCCCTGCACCCGCAGGGCGCCACGGAAACAAATTTGAGGTTTTACGAATGGAAGACTTTTTGGATGCGTGCCAGGCAGCTGTGAAGGGGAATGAGCCCAAGTCCTTGGCTGCAAAGATGGGTGTTCCGCACGTGAGCCTCCTGCAGCGCGCCAACCCTGACAACGATGCTCATCGCCTGACGGTTGAGCATCTGTTCGGGATCTTGCTGCATACCGGCGACATGCGCCCGCTTGCGGTCCTGGCCGCCGAGTTCGGCTTTGACCTGGTGGCGAAGACTGAACCCAAGCCCGAGGCCCTTACCAAGTCGCTGATCAATGTCGCGAAGGAAGTGGCCGACCTGACCATCGCCGTCCATGAGGCGCTGGGCGACAACCACGTCAGCACCTTCGAGAAGAACCTGATCCGCCAAGAGATCAGCCACGTTCGCCAAAGCCTCGACGTGATGGATGCGTCGGTTAAGGCCGCCTGAATTTCAGACACAAAAAAGCCACCGGACGAGGGTGGCTTTTTCTACAGCGGTAAACAACTGGAGCGAATCATGCACCAACACACCGAATCGATCAATAGCCCCAACATTCTCGCGCCACGATTTTCGCAATCTGAAAACGTAGCGCGAAATTCGTCAGTTATCCCGTTCGACTTCGACGGCGCAGCAATCAGGGTCATCACCGACAAGCTCGGTGATCCGTGGTTTGTCGCGCGCGATGTCGCCGACGCCCTCGGCTACTCCAAGCCTGAGAACGCCGTGGCTCGTCACTGCAAGGCCGCGACCACTACCCCGAAACAGGGTGGTGGTTTCATGACCATCATCCCGGAGCGGGACCTGTACCGGCTGGTGATGAAGTCCAAGCTGCCGGCGGCCGAGAAGTTCGAAGAGTGGGTGGTCGGGCAGGTGCTGCCGAGCATCCGCAAGACCGGCACCTTTTCTGCCCAGGGCCCGAACAACTCCAAAATCGTCGGAGAGCTGGCCATTCTTGAGTGCTTTGACCGCCTGTTGAAGCCCGCCAACTCCAGCAAGATGCTGATGCTGGCAAAGATCGCCGCCAACAACGGCTTGGATGCCAAATTCCTCCCAGGATATGCCGTTGACGCTGCGCCTGATGCCGCTGGCGGCTCTTCCATGCCGACCAAGGCAATCACCGCCCTTATCAAAGAACACGCCATCGCCAGTACCGCGCGCGCCTTCAACATTGCTTTGGAGGCCCACGGCTTCCTCAAGGTCCTCCAGCGCAAAAACTCCAAGCAGGAAATGGTCGACTTCTGGTCCGTGACCGAGAAGGGCCTGGCCTACGGCAAAAACCTCACCAGC